CTATAATTACCGTCAGTAAAGACACCATCAATTGTTAAATTATGAATTGTTCCAATATTTCTATTAGAATCAACAACTAATGCCTTATTAGCTGTAGCTGTTCCATCACTTATTGCATCAATTTTTGCCAAATCGGTTCCATCAATTTGAGTAGGTCCTATTATAAAACTAGTTCCTGCTATTGAACCAGTTGAAACGATTGCTCCTGATGAAATTGTTCCCAAACCAGTAACATTACCATTAGTATCAAAACTATAATTACCGTCAGTAAAGACACCATCAATTGTTAAATTATGAATTGTTCCAATATTTCTATTAGAATCAACAACTAATGCCTTATTAGCTGTAGCTGTCCCATCACTTATTGCATCAATTTTTGCCAAATCGGTTCCATCAATTTGAGTAGGTCCTATTATAAAACTAGTTCCTGCTATTGAACCAGTTGTACTTAAGTTTTCATCGCCAAATGAAATTGTACCCGATGAATCTGTTATACTTCCATTCGCTAATGTCAAAGTTCCAATTTTTGAACCAGACCCAGCCGTTACCGTAGAAGTAAATTCTCCAGAACCATTAACTATAAACTTAATATTTCCCTTAGCGTTTGCGTCTGTAATAGTTAAAGTATTTCCAACTATATTCGCAATTGTTGCCCCATTTCCAAACTTTAAACTATTTTCAGTAATAGTTAAATCTTTTACACTAATATCATCCGCTGTAATTCCTCCAGAATTAATACTAATCGCATTAATTCCTCCAGAATCATCATACACAACAACCTTTTTTGCAACTATTTCACCAGGTAACGCGTGATCTGTTATTAATTTTATTTTCCATAGTTCACCTGTATCCCACGCTAATCCAAGGGGGAGTAACCCACTATATAAAAATTTTTTAGGCCCAGAGACATCTTTTAATTTTTCTAGAAATGTTTTTTTAGATTTCGTGTTTTTCACACGTTCTTCATCTTCATCTTCATCTTCATCTTCATCTTCATCTTCATCAGTAGGGGGTGAAGTGTCTAAATTTTTGTTGGCTTTATTCTTTAGCGGATCCTTTAATGAAGACTCTTGTTGGATTTTATCCAAAGAAACCTTTTTAGTGCTCGAATATTTTAATAGGGGTTCTAAATTAATAACGGTCGATTTTTTACCATGAAAATCAGGTATGAATGGACCTGTATCTATATTAGACGACTTAGTTGTTAAACTTTTGGGATTATCTAATTCACTAAATAAGTTTTTAGAAACTTTAATTTTTTCATTTTCATTTTTAATAAACTGTTTTAATTTATCTTCAGACATTTTATTATTATATAATGTTATTTTTATAAATACTTTAATAACACGTTAAAGTATTTATCTAAAGTATATATCTAAATTTCAATATATTAGTTTTAGTCTAATTGGTAGTAGAATTATTCATCCATCTTATAATTTATATATATAAAGTTATTAAACCGAATTATTCTCAGGTTTCCCTAAATTTAACACATTACATAAATTTTTATTATGGGCGGAAGTTTTTTTATGCCAATAAAAATTACATTTATTATAGATACCTCCACTATATGTCATACAATTAACATTTTTATACTCTAATTTATCATCTAAAGGAAATTTTTTATTATGTTTATTTTTTTTCAATTCACACGCAAAAAATTGAGAGAATATGTCTGCGTGTTTGGATCGTTCTGGATGCCACTGAACCCCATAAAACGGATATTTATTAGCTTCTATGGTTGAAACAAATTTTTTACCATTTCGATCATAATTCCAAGAAACTATTCTATACAATAAACTAAGTTGTTTACATTTTTTAAATTTACTTGGAGATACTCCCATCATATGGTTATTGAGAGTTATATCTTTTTTCATAAAATCTTCTAATTTTTTAGGATTATTTTCTTTGATATATTTTATTAGCCGACTGTTCATCCCCTCCTTTTCAATTTCGAGAGGCAACATTAAATTATTAAATGAATCAAACTTATCTAAAAAATTCATATCATCCCTACCATCAGCAATAATCATCATCTGTTGCATCCCCATACATCCTCCCCATATAGGGAAATAATCATTATCATTATTAGCTTGTATTGCTAACTGTATAAATTTCTTACAACATTTATAGTATTCTTCTGAATTACTCGCAAAAACTCCTCCACTTGGAAGATAAATTCCATTTATTCTATTGAAATACCATTTGTATCTCTTAGTATCATAGGGTATCGCAATAATTGTAATACCAGAACGTTTTAACCAATTAATGTGAGAACTAGCAATATAACCGTCCCCACATACTTGATAATATTTTTTACCTGGACTTAGGGGCACAGTTATAATTCCAACTTTTAAGGTACTCATTAATATAATATAATAATTTAATTCTATATTATATTTAAAAAATAATCTAGAATTAAATTCTAATTATTTTTTAAAAATATAGGGTAATAATTTATAAAATAAAATAGAATAATAGACTTTGCGAACTCTGTAGATAATTGCTCTAGATTTTCTTTTCTAAGATTTTTTGAAATTTCGATTTGAATAGAATCTATATTATATTTTTCGGAATACGTTTTTATGATATAACCTCCATCATAATATAGTTGGGTGCCCAACTTATTAATTATACTTTTGGGAAATACATCAAATTGCCTAAATCCAAACGATAAACTATTTTCCATATATATTAATGATTTTGGATCATAAAATTGATTTAAATTTTTTAATGTAGATTTATCCAAGTCTTTATAATTTAATACACATTTTTTAGAAATACCATATCCTAATTGAATACTATTTTCGGTCTGATTATTACCGTGTAAATCTAATAATAAACAGTGTTTATGGCGTTCAATACAATGTTCTATTAAATCACTCAATATCGTATGAAATTCATCCCAATATTTTTTAGATATCTTGGTTTCAGCCCCTACGTTACATGCTCTATTTAGATCCAAATATTTACGGTGAACAGTATTATAAATATAGTAGGGTTTGACCCCTATAGTTTTATATATTTGATCTATAATGTTATTAGATAATGGAACGGTGTATTGGTCATTTTTAATAATACTATTTTTTCCAGATCTTATAGGAATATCTAATTTAAGCTTTCCATTGTGCGAGCAACATAAAATAATTGGAATTTGTCCATAAAAATACTTCATTATTTTATATAATATTTTATATAAAATAATGCTATATTAAAAATTATTATTATTTAATGTATGAAAAATTAAATAAGATCCTATAAAATAATCTTATTTAATTATAATGAGAACATTCATATTTGTTTGTATTGTAGTATGTATTATATTGTATAAATCAATTAATTTTATAGGGGAAACCTATATTAATTATACTGATTTAAATGATAAAGATCCTGAATACGTTTTTTGGACAGGTGGGTATGATTCCACTTTTAGAATATGTGAATTATTAATTATATATAAACGCCCTGTTCAACCAGTATATATATCCTATAATTTAGATAGTGCTAAAAAATCAGATAAATGGGTTAGAAAAAATCGTAGAGAGGAGATTGATGCTATGGAAAAAATTAGACATAAATTATATACCAGGTTTCCATATACTAAAGGTTTGTTACACAAGACAATAGATATTAATAATAATATTGACTATCCCGAATATGATATTAACTTTAACAATTTAAAATTATGGCCGAAAAAAAGGAGAGTTCACCAATATGAACATCTGGGAAAGATTGCCTATCTATTAAAAACGCCAGTAGATTGCGGGGTTATTGGTATTCATCAAAATAGTAATTTCGTTACATTTCTAAAGAATAATTTGATTAAAACTGAAAACAATTATATATTAGATGTTTTATCGACACACCCTCTACATTATATCAGGTTTCCATTATTTAATAGAACTAAACGGGATCTATGTGATATATCCAAAAAAAATAAATTTAACGATATTATTAAAATATCATGGAGTTGTTGGTTCCCAAATAATAAAAAACCCTGTAATAAATGCCCAATGTGCATCGAAAGATTTAATTGTGAATAACTAGATGGTTTTTATTTAGGAACTTATAAAACCAACTATTACTATAAATAGAACCATTGTTATTGAGGTTTGATATTGTATTATAGTCTAATGAATTATAGGCTAATGAATTATAGGCTAATAAAATTAAATAATAATGGAACGTTTCTTCTAATTCTATATTTTTATAAAACTATTTTTATTTTTATTTATATCTTTTAAGTGAATGCCTACAAGATTAAAAATATCGCTATAAATTTTTGTTTTAATCTGGTGGTCTAATTTATTTATTGGGCTCATTTGGGGTCCCTTATTTAATTCTAACAAATAAGGCATCATTAAATCCGTAAACACAATGTCCACACCAAATAATTGAAAATGGGTATTAGTATTTTGAGTGCTCCCCAATAAATCATTGAAGACATACTTACATTTTTTCATTAAATTTATAATACGTTTAAATAACCTATTATAATCACTATCTCCCAAATATTGGCGTAAACCTTGTAGAGAAAGCGGTAGAATTTTATAAATATCTTTAGATAAATTCAAACTTGTTAAATGAACTTCTGGGTCTTTTAAAGAGTCATCTTTTTTATAGTCTTTATTAGTGTAGATACATTTTCCTAATTTACTTATGTACCAAGAATTGACTCCGTCTTTAGATATTACAAATAGATAGATTCTAAGGTTTATTTTCCGATTGTTAATTAAATATAGGTTTTCTATATATTGTTGTGCTACAACATACCCCTTTTTATCACCACGCATAATTTCATCTTTATCCCTTGTTAATTTTATTCCTAATTTTCGTTGTATGTTTTTTTTTAATAAATAAATTGTCTTAGGATTGTATTCTTTGTTAAAGAGTTTAATGTCTGTTGGATTTTTAAGAATATAAGTTATTGGGAGATATTTAATAGTTTCTTTCCGACCCAATTTCTTTCTGAAAAAATACCATAAATTATCTTTTGCCACCATCTTATCACACCCCGAAATGCCAAATATTTTTTGTTGGGGATTGTTTACAACTAGTTTTATAAGTTCGGTTTCAATATGTGTGTATGAACTTGGTATATATATATCCCAATTATAATTGTTTTTTACAATATGATTATTATCTAATACTTCTTGTAAAATAGAATTGTTTTTATTATCTCCATGCTTACAATATGTTAATGATTGGGGTTTTTCGGATTGGTGGTATTTAATGTATTTAGTGTATTTCGTGTATAAAAATACGATAATAATTATTATAATAATAATAAATAAATAATAATCCATAATAATCTATATATATAAATTAAAATAAATGAATAGTGTATATGGACAATAAAGTATTGATTTGTAATACAAGCAAGCAAAACAACATAAATAGGACGCTATTGGACAGGACATTTAATATTGAAAAACGTAGACCTAATTTAGTAGATTTTAGAACTGATCATTTTATATGTAATAAATATACGGATCTTAATAAGAATAATAAAGATTTAAATATTGATTATACTAAATTAAATACACAGAATCATTTTTTCCCTGGAAATGGTTCATCTGTAGGATTTCTTAAAAATATAGACATTGACTCCAATGTTAAAAATATAGGTGTTCCGCTGACCTTATGTAAAAAGACTGCTACAAAACAGTGTGTTTATATAAATAGAATAGAAGACCATTTTAAAAACACTATTACTAATTCTGGTGATCAAATATGGAACCGAATAACGAAAAGAAAAATGTTATAGAATTGTTAAATTATAGAATTTTTAATTTTAAATTAATAATTTAAATATATATATATATTTAATACATATGGAATATATTGGCGGTGCTATTACAACAAATCTATTATCTGCGTTGGTTGGAAAACAAATAATGAATCAGGCTATATCGGATGCTTCAGGGTCAATTTATACTAACATTACGTCTATATTTAATTATAATTTACATATTAATGATACTTTAAATTTATTAGATATAAAGGAAAAAATTAGGATAATAGAGGCATTGGTTAATAATATAGAAATATCCAATATAATAATAGATGGTTGTATTACCAGTATCCACGATATTATTATATTAATTAGAGAGGATTTAAAATTATTAAATATTTTGATCCAACAGCATAAAGAAAAATATTTTTATAAATGGAGACGCTTTGAATATAAGGACAATATTAAAAATCTGAAAATTCATAATACGATGTTAAATAGCAGATTCGATAATTTAATTAAGGCTATAGGCATATTGGAATCTACATCTATTAAAAATACAAAAATTAAATTAGAATAAATAAATTAATATCATATACTATATATGATATTAATTACTATATTTGTAACATTGATAATAGTGTTTTTAAATTTAAATTTACCTACGATAGAACCGTTTAAAATTTTAAATAAAGTCGAATTTAAGAAACTTAGAAAATCTGCAAATATATGCGATAAACCATTTCGAACAACGTTTACTAAAAAAAAGGTGTATTCAAGAATGCGATCGATTGAAGAAAAAATAGATGAGTTAGAATATGATATTTATCGACAGGATCGAAAGTTTAAACTGTATGATAAAGAGTTTATGGCTTATAGAAAAAATCGGAAAAAGGTATCCCAAGATGTTAATAATGCTCGAAATGAGGCTAAAACTGATATGGATGATATTATTAAAAATAGAATGGCACAGATGAAGAAGGGCGTTTTAAAAACAAATAAGAATATCGCCAATAAAATAGAAGCAGAAGGGGAACAACACAAACTTATTGTTAAAAAACAAAATAAAAAGGCTTTAAATGGTTTTAAAATGTCTGGAAATAACCCAGAATCGGAGGCGATATCTAAAATGATTACTAATTCTAGTTCAAGCAGTGATGAACACGATAAATCAGATCTACTGGAATCTATAAAAAAAATGAATATGCCGAGCGGGTTCGCTTTTTAAAACCGATTATAAAAAAATTTGATTCATTTTATATACTTAAAGATTATATTATATCTAATAACATAATGACTACAAAAATTTCAAAACACGCGATTGGCATTGATTTGGGGACTACATACAGTTGTGTAGGAGTATACAAGAATGGATCTGTTGAAATAATTGCGAATGATCAGGGTAACCGGACAACCCCATCATTCGTGGCATTTACTGAATCTGGCGAACGCCTGGTTGGTGATGCTGCTAAAAACCAAGTAAATAATAATCCTATAAATACTGTATGTGATGCTAAACGATTTATTGGTAAGAAATTTAATGATCCAACTGTTCAACAGGATCTTAAATTTTTACAATTTAAGGTTAATGCGGATAAAGATAATAAGCCTTTAATTGAGGTGGATAAAGGCGGTGAAACTAAAACATTTCACCCTGAAGAAATTTCTGCGATGGTCTTGGTACATATGAAGGAGATTGCCTCTAATTACTTGGGGGAAGAAGTTAGAGATGCCGTTATTACTGTTCCAGCGTATTTTAACGATTCACAGCGTCAGGCGACTAAAGATGCTGGTGTAATTGCTGGATTAAATGTTCTTCGAATTATTAATGAACCCACAGCTGCCTCAATTGCTTATGGATTGGATAAAAAACAAAGTGGTGAGAGAAATTGTTTGATCTTTGATATGGGTGGGGGTACATTTGATGTATCGCTATTGACGCTTGATGATGGGATTTTTGAAGTTAAGGCTACTGCTGGGGATACACATTTGGGTGGGGAAGATTTTGATAATACATTGGTAACCCATTTTATTGAAGAATTTAAGCGAAAGCATAAGGCGGATCTTTCTCAAAATCCACGTGCGGTTAGGAGAATTAAAACTGCGGCTGAAAAGGCGAAACGGACCTTGTCTTCAACACCATCAGCTTCTATAGAATTAGATTCATTGTTTAATGGGATTGATTTTTATACATCTATCACGAGGGCCAAGTTTGAAATGCTTTGTGAGCATTATTTTAAGAAATCATTAGAACCGGTTGAGAAGGTTTTGGTTGATTCTAAAATGAGTAAAGGTGACATTCATGATGTTGTTTTGGTGGGAGGATCAACCAGAATCCCTAAAATTCAAAAGCTTTTATCAGATTTCTTTAATGGTAAGGAATTATCTAAGAGTATTAACCCAGATGAGGCAGTGGCGTATGGAGCAGCCGTTCAGGCGGCGATCTTATCTAATAACACTGATGAAAATATTAAAGACATATTGCTTCTTGATGTTGCCCCATTATCATTGGGTATTGAAACGGCTGGTGGTGTAATGACTAAACTTATACCACGTAATAGTACTGTTCCAACCAAAAAATCGGAAACTTTTTCAACATATGCTGATAATCAACCAGGGGTTCTTATCCAAGTATTTGAAGGTGAGCGAACGATGACTAAGGATAACAACAATTTGGGTAAGTTTGAATTGTCAGGAATCCCACCTGCTCCCAGAGGTGTCCCGCAGATTGAGGTTACATTTGATATTGATGCAAATGGTATTTTAAATGTAAGTGCTTTGGATAAGAGCAGTGGTAAGAAACAAGACATTACTATTACAAATGATAAGGGTAGATTATCAAAGGATGATATTGAGCGTATGGTAAATGATGCTGAGACATTTAAGAAAGAGGATGATGAAATGAAGGAAAAAGTTGAAGCCAAAAACCGTCTCGAAAACGTTGCTTATCAAACAAAATCAAGCGTAGATAATGAAGAAATTAAAAAGAAACTGTCCGAAGAAGAACTTAGTACAGTAGAAACACAATGTGCTGATACACTTTCTTGGTTGGATAGTAACCAAGAAGCAACATTGGAAGAATTTAAGGCAAAGGAAAAGGACTTTCAAGCAATTATTACGCCTATTATGACAAAACTTCATGGAGGTGAAGGTGGTGGTATGCCAGGGGGTATGCCAGGGGGTATGCCAGGTGGGATGCCAGGAGGAATGCCCGGAGGAATGCCCGGTGGGGGTGACCCAAGCGTTGAAGAAGTAGATTAAATAATTGAATGAATAAAATAAAAATAAAAATAAAATAAATTTTTATTTTTATTTTTATTTTTATATTATATGGAACTTTATAATGATTGTGTCAATAATTTATTAGAAAATTTAGATAAATCGGATGAAATTACAATAGATTTAGTATTGGATAGTGGAGGATTTAAGGGTATTTACTTATATGGGGCGTTAATTTATCTTAAACAATTAGAGGAAAACGGCTATATTAAAATAGATAAAATATCGGGGAGCAGTATTGGGGCTATATTGGGGGCTTTTTATATATTAGATAAATTAGATTCTTTTTATGATTACTATATATCTATACGAGAACATTTTAGGAACGATTTGAACCTGAGCTATATCCCAATTTTATTGACCACTATTATTAAAACGTGTAATAAAGATGATTATAAACTATTAAATAATAAACTATTTATTAATTATTACAACATTACAAGCAAAGAGGAGTATATTATAAGTACATATAATAGCAATGAAGAAATTATAGAATATTTGAAATGCACCTCATATCTTCCGATTATAACTGATGGTAATTTATGTTATAATAGTATGGTTGATGGTAATAAACCATATTTATTTAACAATGGACATTCCAATGAAAACAGTATTTTATATATATCGTTAAATTCAATTGGAAAAATTACAGATTATTTTAATATAATACGGGATAAAAACCCTTCAAAGCGAATTATAAAGGCTATTCTCGATATCCATGATTTCTTTCTATTTAAAACTCCTACTAAAATGTGTAGTTTTATTAATAAATGGTCTTACCGAGATTTTACGATCTATAGGGTTAAAGAATTTATTTGGATATATTTTTTATATTCGATTACCATTATAGATTTTCTTTATAAACAAATGCCAATCTCAATAAAAAATAGTTTAATTTTTAATCAAGTAAATAATATAACTGTTAAATTTCTTAGAGATATGTATATTAAAACGATTTTTACATAAAAATCTTTTATTAAATATACTATTAATTTAATAAAATGATTTATAATAAATTATTAACTCAACCATTTATACACAAAATTGTAGAGCAAGACTTTACAGAATCTATTATTATAGATTCGTTAGAAAAATGTTATCAAACGTGTGCTTTTTCCACCTTTCCATACATTATACATAATTATAATTCGTTACAAGCTATTTTGTTAACAAAATCCGGGAATTGTATTTCACTTTCGCTCTTTATAAAATTATTTCTTAAAGAACACTATAATATTTACAGTTATTTAATACCATGCACAATACCCAAAAAATACAAACATAGTGATTATCTGGATATTTGTCACGTTGCGCTGGCCATTCCATTAAATAAAAATTGTGTATATATTGTGGACCCAGCCTTTTATTTTTTAAATCCGATAATTGTCAATCTGTCAACAATGTCGTGCACCACGGTATTTTCGAAGAGTATATACGATCGGGAAAAGAGTTCAGATTTAAAAACGTATTCATCGATTGATATTGTTGAAAGTTGTCCTAAAAAAATAGAAAAAAATACTATTTTTAATAAATACCAAACTATTGGAAAAAATACATATTATGCGAATTCATATTTTAAAAATGATCCAACGGATAACTGGTGTTATTTTTTAACCGAAATTATTAATCCAGATGAAGCAATTACTTCTTTTTTTATTCATATTAAAAATAACCCATTTATTACAACTACTTATATAGATAAGCAAGGGGTGTGCACGTCGGAGTATTTTATTAAGTTAACCCCTGGTTATATAGAAATTTCTAAAGATGCTGAAGATATGGAACGCATAAATGTGGATGAGGTAACTAAAACGCAAATAAATACGATTGACAAAAAAATAGGAGGCTTTCTACAGGATAGTTTATCCAATTATATAAATTTTACAAACACAGGATAGTTTATCCAATTATATAAATATTTTTACACTTCATACACTTTAATAATAGATTCAATATCTGCCCTACATATTGGGCAACTTCCACCTTGTAAAATTATTGGAGAACAATCCCCACAAATAGCCTTATGTCCACACGGTACAATAACGTGGGATTTTATATCACTAATACAAACCGAACATTCGGATCCTTGTGCGATAGTTTCCTTAGTAATAGTTTCCTTGGTAATAGTTTCCCGGATAATAGTTTCCCGGATAATAGTTAATTGATTCTGTAGAATATAATATTCACTTTTAATTGTTTCTAATTGTTTGAGATAGTTTTTACAATCATTTTTATAATGGATAAAATCTGTATTTCGCATATCAATCACCCCATTGTATAAAATGTTATTAGAATCATTCTCTATTTTCATATGGCGAATGATAAATATTCATCATATTAAATTATATCAAATTTTATTTTCATATATTCCAACAACATTTTAGCATCCATATCTATGACTGATATCCAAATAAAATACCAAAATTTATTTAGATATTTGATTCAATAGTATAAATCCTCATTAGCATCTGATATATGTTGTTTTCAACCTGTTGACTCGTTAATTAATTATAACCAATTACAATTAAAATCCACTAGATTGTTCACACCTTTGTCGCAATCTTTTGTTCTAATTAAAAATTTAACATGTGGATTTATATGCTCAGTATGGATGGATTTTAAAATATACATTAATTCGCTCACATATTCAAAATAGTCTCCAACATAAGCATTTACACATTTGGGTTCTTTACCATTAATTTCTATAAAAAACCTACTGTTCGTACACGCATAATTATTAATACATAGTGTTGATTCGAGTGGATTCTGTTTAAAAATACTTAATAATAATCCGAAAGTATCCCAAAATTTATATTTGGGTATGCTGGATGAACAAACATCGTAAGTTATTTTATATTTAATACTATCTTTATATAATTCATAAGCATCATATGAAGATATTAAATTATAGCCTATTTTATGTATAATTATATTATGTTCTATGTTTACACAGGTTTCTATATTTTCAAAAGGTCTGGTAGACTCGAAGTTTAAATTACATTTATTACTTATTCCCCCACATTCCCTCATTTTATCCAATAAAATATTCAAATACTCATTTTTAAATGATAAATTACTATATTCTGAATCAAAGTAATAAAACACTTTGCAATAATTTTGGTCTAATAATGTAGGTGTAATAGTTTCGAACCATTCTTTATTAATTTCTTGTTCTAAATCACCATATGTTCCAATATTAATATTAATTAATAATTTTTGACGAGCACAACTAGTATGATAATCTATTTCTCGTTCTAAAAATAGCTTTAAAATATTGACAGGTCCCATTTTGTTTGATTGAGGGGAATCCATTTTCTTACTTCACATTATTCGATGATTATCAAATCAATTTTATTAATCTAATGATATCTAAGGTTAATATTTTTCTTGCGTTCTTTTAAATAAGTAAATATGTTCGGTTCGCTAGAAATTTAATTTTCCAAAATTTTAAAAATATATTTATAATATTATGGAATTTGGTAATAATGAATTATTAGATATGTGTAGAATGTGTTCACTTTGTTATAAAAATAATGAAACAATAGAAGAAAATTATGCCAATAAAGATCGGGAAACGAAAGGTGTAGAAAAAAAATATAATATTTTAGATAAATGTTGTTCCATACCAATAATCAAAACATCCAGTTCGGATTGTCAATATTTTGTCACTATATATAATGAAATGCTTCTTATATGTTTTAGGGGGACTGAATCTACAACAGATATTTTAAAAGATTTAAATATAATTAGAACAGAATTCAATATTCCCAATTATAATAAAAAACAATTATATGTTCATGGAGGGTTTTACAGCCAATTTAATGATGTTCACGAATTTATAAATAAAGATATTTTAGAGTACTTAGATAATGACGAATATAAAACTAAAACTATACTATTTACTGGACATTCCTTGGGAGGAGCATTGGCCACACTAGGAGCGTGTTATTTTGGAGTTGTTTATCCAAGTATATTGATTAACTGCGTCACTTTTGGGAGTCCTCGTGTAGGGTGTAATCAATTTATAAAGGTTTTTGCCGAACATTGTAATAATAGTTATCGATTTGTTAATGAAAATGACCCGGTTCCCAGTTTTCCAAGTTCTTGGAGATTTAAACACGTTAAGGGATGTAGTTGGATTAATAATGATAAAATATTAAATGAAATATTGCCTTGGAGGTTTTGGAGGTTTTTAAAGAATTATTGTTTGTCTTGTGTTGGTTATGGTTATAATGCTCTGGAGGATCATTATTGTGCCAATTATATAAATAATCTATCTGATGCTGGGTTCTAAAAAATAGATTTAATAAGTGTTAATGCTTTTGTTAAATCTACATTGGATTTATGTAAATTTACCCGCTCCTCTGCTATATTATCAAATTCTTTGAGCAACATATCAATAGAATCTTCTTTAATTAACTTATATAAATCTGTAGAAATCTTTTCTAAAAAAGTCTCTACAATATAGAATATAATACATTTGGGCACTGTGTCGGAGACAATGCCCACAACACTATAATAATATTTTTCTAATAAGTGTCTCATAATTTCAACTTGGGTTTTTTTACCAGTGGTATTTAAACTGTTTTTAAATTCAATGTCATCAGTCCATATATAATTCTGTTGATAGTCCAATTGTAATTCAATTTGTTTAAGTGTTATCGAATTAAGATCATATAAAATTGTAACCACTCTATTTTTAATAGAATCTGATAAGTTTGGTAGTGTTATAATGCCCAAATCATCTATTAATATGCTACACAGAGAAATAAGTTCTCCAATTATAAATAAAACACATTTTTTAGAAGGGTCATACATTTTATAAATATAGCGCTTATTCTTGTCATTTATGACCCGTTCTAATACCTCTATTGGTGGAGATTCGGACGACATATGATTTCCTTCCGAATTACGTATTGCTTCTAAAATGTATTGTTCACTGGTATTTATGTTGGTAAATGGTTCTAAATGATACAATGATTTTCGATACTTTATTAATATATCTTTAATGGTTCTTCCAGTGTTTATAATATTTCCTTTATTTTTCAAAACATCTGTAAATTTAATATGAAATTTAGTTATTCGGTCGTGGACGAATGAATATTTATCTTCTTTGGCTGTAGGTATAGACGTTCCTAATTTAAGAAGCAGTTCATTATTTATCACTAATTTCTCTTCAATTTCCTTTATTATTTTGGGCAATGCGGTTTTTATACTATGTATTAAGACCGAACTGAGGCTGTTACATAAACTTGCGATGCCTATATTTTTTTGATATTTCGCCTGGGAATAAATTTTATGTGCTTTAAAATATTCTTTTTCCAATTCCAATCCTTCGATTGCGTTATATTTAGACATTTCGGTTTTACTTCTATTTTTAATAGCAAAATATTTATATTTTAGTTGTAAATCTTTTGAAACCCTGTTTTCTAATAAATTCGTAATGTCCGTATCTTCATTCATTAGGTCCACTTTGGTTAAAATCCCAATTGTTCTTTCCCCACGTGGGTCATATTCCTTAATTATATCTAATGCTATATCTGCTTCTATATCGGTTCTTGCTGGCATTACTGCTAATATAATAGTTTTTTTTGGACTGATATATTCACCTACAATTTCTCTTATTTTTTCTTTAATATTAACTGGTTGACCTCGGTCGGTGCACGCCACCATAGTTAATCCTGGTAGGTCTATAAAACTTAAGTTTGGGATGGATGGACTATAAATTCTTAAAAAAATAGGTTTAGATGATATATTCATATCATTTCCAGCTGTTTTTATTGTTATTGAATTTATTTTATCTAATATAGTTTCCTTTTCGTTCATTGATATTGTGGGATAACTTAATACTAATTCATCGCTTGTATTCCAAACACCATTTAAATAAACACCAAATTGAGCTTTATTACAATTCGAATTCGTTTGGATGAGTTCTAATTGTAGTGGAACACGTGTTACCATATCTGTTCCAGTGGGTAATATATCCATACCAATTATAGAATTTAATAAAGAACTTTTCCCAGAAGACTGTGAACCAACAACAACAAGTCGGGGGATTTCGATGCTGTCTTTAGTAATAAATAAACTATTTAATATATTTCCTATTTCTAAAATCTCCTTATTTTCGATAAGATTTAGATTTATTTTGTCGTTATTCCATAAGTTTGATACGGAATTATACGATTGGACAAGTGCGTCGGTTATTTTAGACATTATTATATTCTATTGTATATTTTAATATTTAATAATTTATTTTTAAATAATTTATTTTTAAACAGTATACAATAAATTCTAATTGTATACTATAATGGATAATTTTAATGAAAATATTAAAAATATAGAGAACATTGACAATCTACAATATATGGTCGACAATAACGATAAAATTGGATATGGGTTAGTGTTGGGTTCTATCGTTGAAAATATTAATAAAACCCTCCCACGTTTCATAATATTTAAACCAAAAATAATAAAGTATTATAAAAAATCCAGCTGTAGTAGAAAAAAAAAGACATATCAGGATAAAAAATGGAAATATATAACTAATTTGGTTAGTTGTGACCCTAAGGATTGCTCTTATTGCTTAAAGTTCTACGTAAATAAAAATGATTTTTTATCTAAATACGATGCTATATTAGATAAAACCGCGTCTATAAAACCATTTATTAAGAAAAATATCCAAGTTATATTCCACGATGGCGAAATACAAGATTATATTATCTATAAAAAATTACAAGTAAAATTTGATTTTTTTTACATACCGTTAGAAATCTACAATTATGTTAAAGCAAATATTGATCTTAAAAAAACAATCCAGGTTTTGGAACTCTTAGGTCCTAAACAAATTGATATTGCTATAAAAAAAATAGATGGGTCTGAATCGGAAAGGGGTTTAGGGGGCTCCACTGATATAGGTGGTTTCCAGCTTATTAATAATGTTTCTAGAAGCGATTCTGAAAAAATAGACCATAGTACCGAATATACATTAAAAATGGGGTTTTTTTTCGAAATTGACGATCTTATTGAACATATTTCGGCTGTAAAACATATATTTATGTCAAAAGACGACTATAATAAAGATTTTGAACTGAGGTATTTAATTAGATCACGAATCGAATCTTACCTAAAATCATATTCACGGTTAGTATATGTTAAACATCTGTCGGCAGTGGAAAATAAACTCCAATCCTCTTTAAAAAATGTGTATATTAAATTAGATTTAGAATATAAAAGTTGTTTTAAAACATATGGCGAATCTATTATAAAAATTATATGTGAATTCTATGATGTAGAGGAACTAGCATCTGTAAAGAACGTTCCTCTGAATGAACATGGATTTATAATTATTAAAAATAAATTTTTAAACAGTGGTAATAATGATAGTAATATTTTAAAAAATAATATAAAAATTCTGATTGATAAGATTATGACAAAATACAATATTAAATATATCCACGATATGATAATTAACAATGACGCAGATGTATCCGAGATGATAAATATTCAATCGGAGGATATAGATAAATATAATAAAACATATAATTCGGTTGAAACTTATAACGATATTCAAATGTTAGTAGATTATATTATGACCGATGTTAACTTTGTTCCTCTAAATAATAAAGGATTTTTAGTGATTAAATCCAAGGGTGAAGAAGAATATCTGTATGAAATAAGAATATTTTTTAAAAGGGTCTTGGAAAAATTTAATATAGGCACTGCGTATAATTGCTTAAATGATTTTTTTAAAGCCCCGCATTATGACCAGAATAATAAAACAAAATATCCAGAAGAACGCAGTTCTATGCCTAAATTAAATGTCCCCTTTCCTCCTAAAAATATAAATGAAGCCCAATCTTCAAGGCGCAGCACGGTTATAAATTTTAATACATCTCCTCGTTTTGACCCAACCCGCTTTGACGCTACCCGCTCTATGGATGATGTAGAAGATATGGATAATTATAATCTTTTAGAAAGACAAAATACGCTGTTTAAGACATTTGACACCTATGAAGATATAATTAAATATATTGAACAATTTCTGAATGATCCATACAACACATCTGTTAATATGGTTGGTTTTGAAAAACTTAAAAGATATGGGCGTTTTGATATTAATAATAAACACGCAGTTAAGAATATTAGAATATTCTTAACTAGATTTATAGAGAGACACACTATTGATATTAAATATTTAGATATCTACAATAAATTGCCTAAAGAACAACAATTGTTAATATTTACAAAGTATAGTAGTTTAAAATCTATACAAAAAGACCCCAATTATTACAAATATTTAAATAATATAATTAGTAAATTAGAACAGGATGTCTATTTTGCCGAATCAAAGGCTATAGATAAAAAATATAAACGAGATATTAACAAAAATAAAAAACTTATACAAAAACATATTATTAAGCCGTGTGAATTTAAAAATATTATATTAAAAAAAACAGAACCAAAAATTAATAACGATCCACATTTGGGAGTTGTTATCGAAGATAGGGTTAATATAATATTAGAACCAAAAAACTATTTAAATACAGATTCTAAACATAATATTGCATTTTTAACCAATTTGTAATAAGTTTATACTAAATTATTTATACTTGTAGTATAAATATTTTCTTCGTCTATATTTCCAGGGCCATTTTTACAATAGGTTTCTACATCATTAAAACCTTCCTGTAATCGTTTTAAATTATCCGTTATGTTTGTTTTAAATTCTCCCATTTTATTGTCTAAATCACCGCCCATTTTATTCTTAATATAATTATAATACCATAACATTCTATTTAAATGGATCACATTTTCTCCTGGCTTATTATCCTTATCCTTATTCCCATCTGTATTTTCCACTTCTTTTATATTAATTTTATTATTAATAGATTGTAGAATAGATTTACGATTCATATTATTTTTTTCACGCACAAACATATCCAAAAAATAGAGATAACATAAACGGTTTAATCGTTTCACATATTTGTTATCGTCCCAAGGATATTCAGCTACGTGAAATAATATTTTTTCTAAATCCTCTATTAAAAATAGTAAGCTGTAACTGTTAAATTCGAGTGATTTATCCTTATTTGTAATGGTATATCTACTTATTGCTTTATCCAAATGGTTAAAAACATCATTTATAGTTACATCTTTTCTATGGGGTATACTAACATCTATAAGCTCACCGCCCATATTTAGCGTTTTTTCTTGCCCTTTTCTGTGCCCTTGCCCTTTCCTTTGTCCTTCCCCACCCTGGTTATTCTCAGCAACTAAATTAAAATTAATTTTTGTTCTAATCAGGGCAAATTTTGTTATTCCACCATCGCCTGATTTAAATTCGAGTGTTTTATTTAATGAAATATACATAAAACTCCCCGACGATTTTATATCTGAACGAATCAATCCATTTTCATCATCTGAATTTTCCGTAATAAAATCATCTAAACTTGTATAATAATCTAAATTATTTACACTGGTATTTTCAAATATTAAATCGGTAAAAACGGTCTTATAATAACTGCTATTTTCTACATCGGAAACTGAATTTGACCTATTAAAAGCATCTAGATTTTGTTTTAAAAGTGTTTGGGAATAATTCTCGTTGTATTTAAAATAGTCAAAATAATCCGTTAAATTGTTGCTTATAATTGTTCTAATTTTATCCTGTAAATAATATGATATAATACACCACTCATTATATATCTTGTCATAATCTTCTAATTTTGGATTTATATAGATTGAAAAATCGGCATCAGAGCGTTTAAAAAAATCTTTGTAGAAATTATTTATTTTGTTAGCGGCCAGTTCGGGTAATTCTAAGATAAGTTCTTTAGAAATGATTCTTAGAATATTCCCACCTTTAAAAGTAAAAAATATATCATTTTTGTTTAGTTTATTATGTTTTACATATTTTTGTATATTTTTTTCAAACATATTATAAACAAGCATCAGGAAATTGTAGAGTGAATCTTGGGTGGAAAAAAAATCATTAACAACGATGTCTGTACACAATCCTTTTAATTCTCTATTTTGATCATTAAACTCGGCATCTTTATCTACAATAATTATAGATGGATTTGTTTTTATAATGTCTGGGACAGTTTTAATTATATCTGTATGTTCTTCTGTATGTTCTTCTGTATCCATATCCTCTTTTTTAAAATACATAAGGCTTCCTATCAATCCTGAAACTAATAATAAATCCATGTTTTAATATATATATATATATATATTAAAATTTTATTATTTATCCAATTATTTCTAACTGAATTTTTTACAAATACCAAATGTTTTACGGTGATATTTAGAGATTCCATATTTTTCAATAGCATCTCTATGCTTTTGTGTCCCATAACACATATTATTCAACCAATCATATTTATTTAAATCTGGATTCTCTTCACATAGTTTTTGGACATACTCATCGTGATAGACTTTTGCTAATATTGATGCGGCAGCAATCGAATAGTATAAATTATCACCTTTTGTAACTAATTGATTGGGAATAACATTACCTTCTTCGTCTGAATACATATTCCACCGATTACCATCCACTAAAATTAAATCTGGTTTTATTTTAAGATTTTTAACAACTAAATGCATCGTATTTAATGTAGCGTTTAATATATTTATTCTATCTATTTCTTCCGCTTCATAATATTGCACAGAATATGATAAGGCCACCTTTTCAATATAATCGCGTAATTCTAACCTCTTTTTCTTGCTTAGTTTTTTACTATCTTTTATTTCCTTATACTTATCATCTGGGAAACTGCGAGGTAATATTACACCAGCCGCATATACTCTCCCACTTAAACATCCCCTTCCAGCCTCATCAATCCCAACTTCTGTAATATGTGTATCATCGTCGAAATAGAGTTTCATTGTTGAACAATGATTTTAAATATATTAATCGGTCAAAATTTTTTATTTTAAAAATTAATATAGACTTTTAAAATTAATATAGACTTTTAAAATTGCGTTTATTTCAAAATAAAAATATATGTATATATTGTAGATATATTTATACTACCAAATATATTTATTTAAAGATATTTTAAATTATATTAAATAAGAACGTTAAAGATTGGCTACAGCATTAATATTAATGCCAATCTGAGGGGGGGTAGGAACACTGATAGGGATAGGGACCGCACATATTATGTATATGTGCAATTGGAACAGGTGTTAGCAGGGTAGAAGAGTAGCGGGGTAGCAGAGTAGCGGGGTAGCAGAGTAGCGGGTAGAAGAGTAGCGGGAAGCGGGGTAGAAGAGTAGCGGGGAATATATATTAGACTATAAATTATTGAATAATACTAAAAACATTAGATTTATAATGATTTTTAAATTTTAACCATAAATTATTTATACTTTAATATAGATTATTTAATATAGGAATTTCTAGAACATTATCGTAATAAACTATTAAAATTGTAAATATACTGATTTACAATGAATAGTTTATTGAACAACCTATTATTAACATAACATTATCGTAATAAACTATTTAAATTATAAATATACAGATTTATAATCAATAGTTTATTGAACAACC